AAAGCGTTTCAGATTAAGGACTCGTGCAAAATAACTTCGGATTTTGAGGCACATTCACCCTCACCCCGGCCCTCTCCCATCGGATGGGAGAGGGAGAATCGTCCTCAGTTGGTCGGCGTCACAGCAGGCCGAAATGATTGAGCGATCGTGAAATAAGGTGAAGGATAATGAAGCTGTGGGGTTTGTGAAGGCCGAATGGGGGAACGGCACGGAATGATTGCAAAGCGCCAGGCTGGCCCGCACGGAATGATTGCAAAGGGTGGATTGGAGTGACCGAAAGGGTCGCCGGCCGGGGACTGCATAGTGGACGCAGTTGGAGTGCAGGAGGGCAGCAGCTAAGCCGCCCGAGCGTTGAACCCGCCGTCAGCCACTCCCAGAGCCGGGCGCTGACTTAGTGTAACCCTGGAGGGTTTCATCAGCAGCGAAATCGTGCGGCCTCTCACTTTCGATTTCGGAGTGCAATTTCTTGCGCTCCTTGCGAGCGATCTCCTCGGCATAGATGGCATCGCACTGCGCTTCCAGTCCTCGGAAATGTCTCCAAGCGCTTAGCGAAAGGAGCCCAGAATAGAAAAGACAGACGTAGCCAACGAACAAAAGGCAAAAGCCAATTGTTCCAGGCAGACCATCCCACTGAAGAAGGGCGCCTGCGAAAATTACGGCGGATTTGAGGATGAGCGCGATCATCCAGGACCGCCATACTTTACTGCGTACCTGCGGCACGATTTGCTGAAGTTTTTCCGTTTGCCAGACAGAATAGGAGGCCCGTCGAAAGAGAGTGTTGAGTTCGCTCAGCAGGTTGCGGAAGTGGACCTCAGAAATTGAAAATACTATCGCGGCAGCCCCGAGAAGAGCACCGTGAACCTTTGGCGGAATGCTGATTCTGATGCCGAGCATAACCACCAACCAAGCTACGGCGCCGACAAGAAGCGCACCGAGAACGCCTCGTATGGCCGTGAAACCTTTCACAGGTTGCCGAAGCTTTCTTTCTCGATCACAGTCTGATTATCGATTAGCCGCTTCAGGTAATCAACCATCGATCCAAAAAGCGATTCCGCTACCGGTTGGCGCTGGACGCATTCGACCGAGAAATAATCCTCAACTTTCATCTCGGTTCTCTCAATCTTTGTGCCATCGGCAAGTACGACGGTGTAATCCGCATTGGAATCGCTCAGTGCCCGGCCCAACCCGGCCAGCACCTCACCGGCGGTGGTTTCCGCTTTTCGTTTGGAACACCAGAGTTCCAAGGCTCCATGAATGTCATCCTCCCCGAGCTGATCGTCGAGGAGGAATGCGGGGACCTCCCCTTTAACTTCTATAAGGATGCTTTTGATTGCCTGCCACAAGCCGCCTTTCAGAGTGAACTTTGCTTTGGTGCTTGTCGCCTTCGACGGCGGCTGTGCAGGGCCACTCTTCAATGAACTGCCAAGGACAACCCGTTTGGCATGGGTTTTGGGATTCTTGCGCACCTTTTCGTTTATAGGATCACCCAGCGATATTAGGAGCTGGGGCGCCGTCGCTCCCTTTTCAGCGCCGGGCTTTTGCCGGGAGAGTAACCAAGACAGATGCTCCTGAAAGTGAGAGGCTCTGCATGCGACGGATTGATGAAGGATGACGTGGTTTTTCCAAATCCCGAAGTAGAGGCTGCCTGAAATAAACTCCCTGTTGGGCTTCTCTGCCGACTTCGCTGGCACTAATGCGACGGGCCATTCCGGCTTTTCCTCGCCCATCTCAATAACCTGTTGGGCCGCGCCAGGTGTCAACTTGTGAAAGACCCCGATCAACATTCCCTGGCTGAGTCGAGTTAGGTTGATGAATTGGACCCTGCTATTATCTGTCCCCAGTTTCTGAAGGCGCGACGGGACTTTGGGAAAACGTGCGAGTGCCGCGGTGAGCGCTGACTGCAAGGTACCGGTACCTGCACCGGCGGCATCCTTATAGATCAGTTTCCTTTGTTCTCTCATATATGTCGGTTTCGGGTGGGAAGTCGAGGGTAAGGCCCCTGCTTTGAAGAAGAAACCAAGCGTATAATGGGACGCCCCCTACCCTCCTAGTCCTCTCCGTTTATCCATCTTTTCCTGCTCAGTTCTGCTCAATCCAACGCGCTCTTGTTGATCGCAACAAATGGTGCATTGGAAGGCTTCATGGAAGCAGTCCCAACATGGATTTGCAAGTGCTAACCTGACCGGATTCTACCGCCGCGGCCTCATTGAGGCAGGTCATCTCCCACAAGACTTGTCAGCCTATCCCGCCACCGTGCCCGCCCTGCATAATTCCAGTATTCGATGAGCAACCATTCCATCCAGACTTGATCAAATCTTGGCTGATCTGGGACTGCTTTTGCTAGCAGCCAGCGACCGAATGCGACCGCCTCGTTCAGCCGCTCATATACAAACGAGGCTTCCACCTGCGAGAGCAGAGGCCAATTCAGGTGATGCGAGTAGTGCACGATCGCTGCGGTCACTCTTTCGCGCATGTTGGGATCGGCTTCGCGAGCGAGGCGTTCCTCAACCTGTTGTGCGGTCAGAGCCTCGCGGCTATTCGCTGGCAGAGCTTTTAGCGCCTCTGCAGAGCGGCGCAGCTCAGCGCCCAGAGTTTCCAGGACAGTTTTCAGGGCCAATTTCTCGGGCGGCATGTGGTGGTGAAAAAGGGCGCATCACTGTGATTCGCCGCTGAACTGCCATTGCTTCCGGCCGCGGTCGATCAGCATGTCGGCAATGTCAACCAGGGCGAGCGAGGCTTGGCGGAATGCGATCGCCACGACGATAGTGAAGAGGCCGGACAACAGGAATCCCAGAGCCCCCAGAAAGGTGACGCGCCATTGGGCGCTCCCGATTTGCAACGCCTCAGTCTGGCTTCCTGCCAGGAGCGTGAATGCCTTGATCGCTACGGCCACGGTTACGATGCCACCGCAGGCAATCACAGCGGTCAGAAGTGAGACCAGCGACCGCAGCGTTTTGTAACACGATTGCTTGCGTATCCTTTCCAAATACGTGGCTGGCTCCTCTTTCACTTCGCGGTGAGCCAGGCTGCCTGGGGCGTACGAATCGAACGGGTTCATGGTGGCAGTACCGGAGGCGTGCTGATGAGTTTGTTGAGAGCTGCGGAGAATCGTTGCCGAAGAGCGTCCCTGTCTTGGCCGATGGTCACCTTGGCTCTCAGGTTCGTCGGTATGCTGAAGCCCAACGAGCGCGCTTCGTCGCAGTCCACGTCCTCAACGTCGTATCCGCTGCCTAATTGGAAGGGCGGCCAGGGGAGTTCAAATTCGCTGATCTTGCTCCAGATGGGCTCCCACTTCAGGGCAATCATTCTTCCTTCGAACAAACGCCCGCCCTCCGATAGCCAACGGCTTGGCCAATCGATTCGCTCAGGAACATCGGTAAGCACCCGAACTAGTGCTTGTGCTGGGAACCCCTCCAAGACATCTGGGTCCATTCCCGACATCCAATATCGGGAATTGGATTGCAGGCTTTTGACGGTGTCGAAAAACAGGTTTAGGCGCGCCTCGCTGGCGAAGTCTTTGATTGTTCCCCTGACGGTTGTATGACCGGCTTGTCGGAGAAGCTGTAAACAATCACTCACGAACTTCGGACGCTGATATGGCGTCAACACAAGGAGTAGCCGTTTTCTGAGTGAGGCTGAAATGTCCGGGTCTGGAAAGAAGGCATCAGCAGCGGCGTTCGCGATTGTATCCTCGATCTTCATTCGGCCTCGCCCTCACCTGCTCTTCAGCGGCGGATTCCTAGGTGATGGAAAAGCGTCCGATGCGTTGGGCGTTAACCCAACCTTAGCCGTTTGGCCTGGTGTTCCTCCCCCGGCTGCCCCTCCAGCCTTCTTCTGAGCTGCCTGCCTGCGCTCCCATGCATAGTGGATGATGGCCGGCAGCGACCGTTCCTCCGGTGGAAGCTTGCTTTGTTCGATAATTTGGCCAACGCAAGCTTCGATGATCTGGTTCTCCGACCAGCCGAGGAGCTTAGCCAAGCTCTGCACCATTGCTTTTACGTCCTTCGTCAAAGTCACGCTTTTGTAGCCCGGCTCTGGCACAACGCCAGTGAATCAGGGGGCTAATGATTAAGCAAAAAAATTATTGAACTAGACCTTATTTGACCATATAATAGGGTCAAGTTGAAAATGAGAACTTTGCGAAATACCAAGCGAGAAAAGCGAACCCGGCTTTCCGCGGTCAACGTCACCCCTCGGGTTCACCAACATTTTACGAAGGCCGTCAGCCGGCGCGGCATGAAGGTTGGCTTCGCCGCCGAGCAGGCGCTTCTCTTCTACGTCAAGCAGATCCTCGAAACCTCAGCTCCTGTCCCGACTCTGCCGCTGCCGGCAGAGGCTGCACGCTGACTGATTTTTTGCGGAGCGCCTGATGAGCATTCAAGCCAATACGATCCCTTTTGACGCTGTGCGCCTGTCGCTCAATGCGGGGCATTGTCCCGACTGCGGCGGCAGACAATTCCTGCACGGGCCGCAAGGCGGACTCACCGAGAACATCAAGTGCGCGAGCTGCGGCGCGAAATTCAATTACTGCCCGCCGTGCTACGTGATGCCGCGCGGGCACGCTGAGCGGATTGGAACCACCGCTGTCAGCTCTTGTCCTGCCCCTGTCCACTCTTGTCACGTTCCCACAACCACAGAGCGGGTGTAGGAGTCGAGGAATGAGCGACTCACTCATGAGCAATCGACAGATGGAAGGCGTGCCACCAATTGACCAGGCCAAGCGCGCGATCCGGCACGCGCTGGAAACAATTCGCGATAACCCAAAGGTGGCTTGGCATCTCGGCATCGGAACTCAAACCTTCGCGCTTTTGACCGAGGCAGCGGCCACGTTGTACGGCGAGGACGTGGAGAAAGTCCGCAAGGCGTTTTTACCGCCGGAGGTGGAAGAGCCACCACGTGGCAGCCCGGTCATTCGATATGTTCACGGCCAAGTGCCAATTGTCATCAATCCCCCGGAGGCATGATGGGAGCCCGCTCAAAATCCATGCCCTCGCGCCGGCCCAAGTACCGGGGTTTCGGGCCGTGCTCGATCTGCGAGTTCCCAATCACGCGCTCAATGTGCGGCCCGCCAGGCGGGTTGAAACCATACTGCGACTTGTGCCATGAGCGGCTGATGGCCAGCCATGGAATGCTCAGGCAACCAGAATTTCCTGTGATATGACTTTGGACCAAGCGCGACCCTCAGCGGACTTGGCGCAGACCCGACCCTTCGGGCCTGGCGCGCTCGGTAACGACGCGCACTCAAAGAGCGCGCTTGGTCCTCACTTTCCCCGGCGCGGCCCCGATGAACCTCAGCCAACAGTTCGCAGGTCGGGAGGGCCTGTATTCCGCGCCGGGGAACTTAGCCGATCGGGCCATTGGACAGGCAGGATGCCTGTTCTACTACTAACCAGCGGCGCCGTTTCGGCCGCGCAAAACGGAGGAACCATGAGCAATGACGCAGAGCTACGTCGCAAAATCCTCAGGCGTATTGAGGCGCGCTTCAACGGTCACGCATTGCGGAGCGCGGACGGATTGCAATCGCTCACCGACCTGGAGTTGGAGACGGCGGTGGAAGAAGCCGTTCGCGTGCGCGAGGAAGCCGGGCGGTTGCGTCGGGAAGTTTTTCACGAGCGCACCACGCGGCGCTTGAAGGGAGGCGCGCGATGAACGGCGGAAATGCGTTGCGCCAATCGGAGCCAGACTACAGGGCGCTGGCCCAGGCCGTGCGCGAAGACCTGCTGCGGTTCGATCTGAGCAAACAGCATTTGAAGGTGCTCTTCTGGATCGTCCAGTTGAGCTACGGCTGGGGCCTGGAATCCGTTCGCATACCGAAGCTGGGCGTCCTGAAGGAACTCACCGGTATGTCGGTGGCCAACCTTTCCACCACGATCAAGGAGTTGCACGGGATGCGCCTGCTGCTTGTCTCACGCGCTGAAGGCGGAGTCGATTACCGGGTCCAGACCGATTGTGATCGCTGGCATTGCCGGCCTTTGACGACGCGCACCATGGCGCAGCACGCGATGGATTGGCTCAAGGTTTACAACCTGGGAGATGCCGGCGCGAAAGTGGTGGAAGCGTTCGTGCCGGTCGAGATGGATTATCCGCCGAGCGAGACCCGAGAAACCACGGAGGAATAAAAATGGCCCACCACGATCAAAGCACCAGCTTCAACCAGTCTTTGCAAACGCAAAAGGTTTTGGATTCCAAAAGCCCCGGCCGGGCGGGCAAGAACGGAGAAACTCACAGGCAGGATGCCTGTGCCACCATCCAGTGGATCGATCCGATCACGCTCAAGAACGACCCGGAACTCGACAAGCTATGGCCGCTGGAAGAACTCCAGGCGCCGGAGGAAATGGCGCTCATCGACAATGTGGCTGAGCACGGCGTGCTCGATCCGCTCAAGGTCAGCCCGGACAGCCGGTTTGTCTGGGACGGCCGGCGCCGGTTGCGCGCCGCGAGACGATTCCCTGACCGGGTCAAGACCGTGCCCGTGATGCGCTGCCGCGAAGGCGACCGGGAACAGGTGATCCTGGACAGCTTGATGCACCGACGGCACCTATCGGTCTGGGCGCGCATTTATCGGACTCGGGACGTGTGGATGCCGATGCTGGAGGAGTATCGAGAGAATAGGGTCAAAAATTTACGTAAACCCTTGTCAAAGTCCGAGGAGACAAGTGTCCCCTCGGGCGTCACTCTCAGCCAATTGGCCGAAAAACTGGGCATCAACCGGAAGGAATTTCAGCGGTGTCAGGAGGTCCTCAAACACTTCGCCGACCAACCCGAAGCGCGTGCGCAATGGGAGCCGAAGCTACTCTCCGGCAAAGCCAGTTTTTGGAACGTGCTCAGCGGCCGCGCGGGTGAAGAAAGCACGCGCAAACATGCCGGCCTGACGCCGTCCGAGTTCCGGAGCAAACCATTCAAGCAATGCTTCCGCGCGGCGAAGACCCTGGCCGTCCGGGTGCGCGATTGGGAATCGCTCAGCGGCGCGGATGACAAGAAGTGCCTGGAAGATTTGCGAGCGTTGAACCGCGGTAAACGGCGCTTGAACCCGGACCAGTGGCGGACGCTGGCCGACGTGAGCCGGAACAAACTGGCCAAATGGTTCGAGAAACTGGCGGAGGAAGCGGAGGACGAACAATGACACCTGACATCGATCCATCACCCATCGGGCGCGTCTGTGCGGCGTGTGAAGAACTAATGGCCCCACCGGCCAGGTCCCAAGCCGTCTGGCCCGTCATAAGCCCGGCCGCGAGTCACGGGCTGTGCCGGCGCCATTTCATTGAGGCATTGCAGCACGCCGGATGTTCAGCGGCGGAGATTCAAGCGGAGTTGGAGATTTTAGGTGCCTACAAATTTTGCGCGGACCTCGGACCTGGCCGGCCGGGCCACCAGGTCGGGACGGCCAACTCACAACCCGCAACCCACCACACACAATCGGTGCAATGAACGGCGGACTGTCAGCACGTGGATTGGCGCGCGGTTACGAGCGCGGGCGGCGTCGTATCCGCCAGCTCGTGGCTGAGCAAGCTGCTCGGCGAGTCGCCGAGCAGAACGCCCGAGTCGGGCGTGCCACCCAGCAAACGGAGACGGAGGCTCAGGACAAACCGATACTCACAGGCGAGACGCCTGTGCCACCCACAGGAACCCATGAAACCTGACCTCCAAACAGCAACGCAGGGCCAACCGGAAGCCGGCCCTGCGCTGACAGAAATTAGCCCCTGTGCATCGGAGTCCTTTCTTGCTCCTGAACATAGCACGGATTTTGACGGCTGCGAATCCCAGGCAAATTGTATTGGAACCAAGCCCAAGGAGGCCGTCGCCACCGTTCCAGCCGTCACCACATTACCCCAAGGTCTGCCGGTAGGTGCCCCGGATGCACTCGCGAAAGCGGGGGAAACTTCGGGAACGGCAGAGTGTCCTGAAGGGTCGGGCTTGGGGGTTGGCGCCAACCCCCAGCCCATTTCCAGTGTGGAGCCGGTCGGCGAGTCGCCGACCGGAGCGCCCGAGTCGGGCGCGCTACCCATCGAAGGGCGCAGCACAAATGAACTGACTGAGGCGCTGCGCCGGTCGGCCATCCTCGCCCGGATCGACGCCCTGGTCGCCGCCGGCTGCCCGATCGGCGATGCGCGCGAGCAGGCCGGGATCAGCGCTGCCACCTACTCGCGCTGGCGCGCGCGCCTGGCTGCACGCGGGTCCCTCATTCCGGACCGGCACAAGAGCGGCCGGCGCCGCGCCCTGGAATTGAACGAGGCGGAAGAACGCGTGGTCAAGGACCTCTATCAACGCTCGAACAAAGACAAGTGGAGCGGCTCGATGCGGACGACCGCGAAATTTCTCGCTCATCACCCGGACACACGCGACGAAGTGCGCGGGAAAATCCTGGCCGCGCTGGAGTGCAGCAGCCGCGTGCCTGGGTTCATCAAACGCGTGCTCGAACGTGTCACCAAAGCTCACACCCAGCAACGCCGCCAGCCGAAGAACGCCGCCTCACAATTCGCCGGTACCGTCGGCGCGTTCTTCGGCGACAAGAATGATCGGCGGCGGGTGATCGAGAGCGATGACGGCACGGTGAATTTCGTCGGCTGGCTGCCCTGGCCGATGGGCGGGGACCGGTGCAGTGACAAGTTCGGCGTGCGCATAGGGCGCTGGCAATTCCTGCCGGCGATGGAGGCAGGCTGGAGCCATTTCATGGCGGGTTATCAACTCGTCTGCCGGCCGCGCGGCAGCTATCGCGAAGAAGACATCCGCAGCTTGATCCACCTGGTGGCGCGTGCGCACGGCTTGCCTGACGAATTCCGGTTCGAGCGCGGCTCCTGGGAAGCAAACAACGTGGTGAACCTGCTGAGGACACTCGGCGTGGGCTTGCAAACCGTCTATCAGCCCAACCAAAAGCCGCACATCGAAGGCGCGTTCAACAAACTCTGGACCTATCTGAGCGTGCTCAACGGGCCAGGCGGCCAGGCGCAAATGGGCCGGTACCGCGGCGAGATGGAGGAAGAAAATCGGCTCGTTGAAAAGTGCAGAGCCGGCCGGGCCGATCCGCGCGACCATTTCCCGAGCCTGGCCCAGATCATCAAGGCCCTTGACGCCGCCCTGGCCATGCACAACCGGGACACCATCCAATCCAAGATTTACGGCCATTGGGTGCCGGAACTCCGGTTCAAAGAACATGCCGCCGAGCGCCCCTGGACGCCGCTGCCGGCGGAGATGGAATTTCTCTTCGCGCCCTACGTGCGGCAATGGACCGTGTCCGGCGGCTCGGTCGGCGGCGGGTTACCGCTCCTGGACGATGGCCCGAAAGTCCCGTTCTACTTCGCGACTGAAGATCTCTGGCGCTGGAACGGGCGCAAAGTGCAGCTCTATTTTGATCCGGCCGCTGAGCAATGCGAAGCGACCATCGTGTCGCTGGAGGACTACCACGGGTTCCGTCCCGGAGAAGTCATTTGCCGGGCGGGGCTCGTGGGGGATTTGACCCCCTACGCGCGGGCCAGCCTCGGTTACAGCGAGGAAGCGGCGCAGCGGAGTAATCAATCCCTGCGCCTGGCGCGCGCGGCCTGCCGGCGCGAGACACGGGCTCTGGGGCTGGATGGTCAGGTCAAAGCCAGCGTCAGTGAAGCGCGGGATGGTCAGGGCGCTGTCGTGCGCGTGGCCACGGACAACACAGGACCACGGGACCACGGGACCACGGGACCACGGGACAATGGAACCACAACCACGAAATTTCAGGCGGTCCGGCCTAACGGCCGGGCCACCAGCCTGGCAGCTCCAACACCTGATCAATGGGCACGGCGCCAGGCGCGCCTGAAGGAACAAGTGCTCGCCACGCGAGCCAGTCAGACAACCAACAACCATACGGAGGAATAAATGAGCACAACAGTGATAGACCTGGGAGCACGGACCCACACGTCCCAACCCACAAGCGACAACGACGAGCGCGTCAGCCAACATCATCTAGGGCCAATGCGCCTGGACCTGCACGGGCTGGGCCAGGTGATCGAAGGTTACGACGATGAATTGCGCGAGCCGGTCCTTTGGTTGGGCGGCTACCTTCGCGAAGATTGCGGCCGCAGCATGGAAGTGCTCGCCAGCCGGGCGGCCAAGCTCGGCATCGACATCGACAAAACCAATTGGAGCAAAATCCTGCGCGGCCGCTGGAACACTGACGCGGAGGGCAACCCGCTGCCCTCGCCGATCCTCAGCAAGAGCAAACTGCTTCGGGCCATCAGCGCCTTGCGCCAGGACGCGCGCCTGCGGGCGCAGGCGGGCAAGATTCCGTTCATCGAAACGAGCGTGGCGCGCGCGGAGTTTGATTACATCGAGACGCGGATGGCCGTCGATCGGGTAAACAGATTCGGTGTGATCGTGGGCGAGACCGGCTCGGGCAAAAGCGCCGCCTTTCGCGAGTTCGCAGCGCGGCATCCCTTCGGCCTGGTGGCGCACGTGGAAGCGCCCGAGAACGGGTCACTCACCGAACTGATCGCGCACCTGGCGTTGCGCTACGGCGTGGCGCTCACCTATGGCAACTCCGCCAAGCGGATTAAGGTATTCACCCAGGTCAATGACCGGTCCTGCATCATCGTGGATAACGCCCAGGACATGTACAACGAGAAACGCGGGCACAACCAGCCGCCATTCGCCTTCCTGCGCCGGCTTCAGGACGAGAGCAAATGCACCATCATCCTGAGCATGACACCCACCGGCGAGCGGCTCTTCGTCGAGCAGTTCATCAAAGGTTACTTCGAGCAATTCGAGGGGCGCGCGGGCGGGCGCCGGAATTTCCTCCGGCTGCCGGATTACCCGCCCGAAGAAGACGTGCTCAAGATCGCCACCGCCTTCGGGCTGCGCGACGCGGAGCGGCACTTGGAAGAGCTGATGAAAATCTCGAAGGAACGCGGCCGCATCCGGGCGCTGTTCGAGGTGTTGCAGAGCGCCAAGGTGGCGGCTGAGCGGAAGAAGGCGCCGCTGACTATCGGGCACATCAAAGCGTGCATTGAAGAGGACTAGACACCGATTCCACGAATTCACACGGAGGCAAAATGAGCAAGCCGATCATCACGATACAACGGCGCAGCCGATGGGTCCGCGTGCTCGCAAACGGCGGTCGCGTCGGCGACTTCCGCAACGAGCAGGCCGCTCTGGACTTCACGCGCCGTGTGCTCGGTGATTTCGAAGTGCAGGAGGAATTCAATTTCCGGCTCGCGCCTGCGCCAACGCAACAAGGAGGCCGGCGATGAGATGCGAGAAATGCGGTGCGCCATTCGATGCCGGCCGGAACGCCGAGATTGGGTTCCGCCAAATCGACTGCGTTGAGGTCAAGATCAAGTGTCCGAGCTGCAACGATGTTTATTACGGCATCGTCGATCGCTGGAGTCGCGAAGCGCACGCCATCGCCCTGCTTGAGGCGCAGCAGAAGAAAGAAGGGCAATGATGAGACACGGATTACACAGATTATCACCGACCAGGGTGACGGCCTGCCTGTCGGCCATCCGTGGTCAATCCGTGAAATTCGTGTCTATGACCAACCACTCAGCGCGCGGGGCTGGACCTGGCCGGAAAATAACGGTGTCATACGACTCCGGCCAGGACCGCCGCGCGCTGTTCCCTCCGTGTTCATCCGTGAAATCCGTGTCTAAACCAACAAAAGCTATGCCTGCAAAAACCACACAACCCACGTCTGAAGACTTCACGAACATGGTCAATCTGTTGGCCGTTTATTCGGAAGCCTCCAATCGCTTGGACGAACTCGAAGCATCGGCCAACGGGTCATTGCTCGAATTGATCGACGCGCACAAAACCGAGTATGCCCAACTCCAGCACACGCTCGCTCAAACTGAAACCGCGCTGGAAGTCATCGCCCTGAGCCATCCCGATTGGTTTTCCGAAAAGCGGCGCAGCATCAAGACCCCGTACGGCACCGTCAAATTCCACGCATCGATCAAGCTGGAGGTGAAGAACGAAGAAGTCACCCTGTTGCTGCTCGACAAGCTCGCCCAGGAAAATCCTGAGTTCAAGCGCGTGGACTACGTGCGGGCGCATGAGGAGCTGAACATCGAAGCGCTCGAAAAACTGGATGATGCCACGCTCAAAAAACTCCGCATCGATCGCGTGCCCAACGATAACTTCTCCGTGGTCGCCGCCAAGGTGGACATGGGCAAGGCGGTCAAGGAAGCCGTGGCGAAGGAGGCAGCGTGAGACCTAGCCGGTCGGGCCACCACAACTGCACATGATCCAACTCGATAAAGCCGACAAGCTCGCCGCCAAAATCGTCGCGGCGCTCGCTCCCTACTGTGAGCGGATCGAGATCGCCGGCAGCATCCGGCGCCGCCGGCCGCTGGTGAATGACATCGACATCGTCTGTCTGCCAAAGCGCGGGGATTACGTCACCCTGCGCCAACGCGTGCTGACTCGCACACACCCAATCAGCGATGGCAAGGAAGTCATCCTGACACGCCTGGCGAATGACGTGCAGCTTGACCTGTGGCTGGCACATCAACCCAAGCGCGACTTGTTCAGCGCCACACCCACAAACTTCGGCAGCCTGCTGCTGTGTCGGACCGGCAGTAAAGAGCACAACATCTGGCTGATTGAACACGCCAAAAAGCTGGGGCTGAGCTGGAATCCGCATCACGGGGTATTTGGGAAGTGCCCCCGGCGCGGAGTTTATGGGTGCCTGGCCTGCGCCACGGAGCAGGAGATTTTCACAGCCTTGAAGTTGGAATTCATCCCGCCGGAACGGAGGGAGCGGCCATGAACCCAACCGACAAAGCAACCAAAGCAGTTTACGCGAATTGGCGCGAATTGGCGCGAATTGGCGTAAGGCAGCTTTGCCTGGTTTTCTGGCTGACGCTTTTCATTTACATCGGCCTGTTTGGCTGCGCGGTGGCGCTCCTTGCCGATGCCTTTACCTGGTGCGAGGACAAGCTGCGCGACGCCCTCGGCGCGATCGAGGACCACCTATGAAACGGAGGAAACGATGAATGAGCCAACCACAGCGAGCAACAACAACGGAGCCGGACACGCAAGCGGCAATGGCATCGATATTGACGCGGAGATCGCCGCGATGGAAGAGCGCCTGCGGAAATTGAAGCGATTGCATCGGCTCAAGGACCGAGTCGAATTCATGGAATCGATCGCTGCGGCGATGGACGAGGCGCTAGTGAAGATCCTCGAATTGACCTGCGAGGAGTTCAAAGTTTCGGAAACTGAAGTTTTCGGGCGTAGCAGGGAAGAGCAGTTCACCTGGCCGCGTCACGTCACCGTCTGGCTCCTACGTTGTTGCTCGGCGGCGAGTCTCTCATCAATGGGCCAAATGATGGGAGGGAGAGATCATGGCACCATGATTCACTCAATCCACGCCGTGAAGAACCGAATGGAAACCGAACCGCGGTTCGCCGCGCTGGTAAGGAAGCTCGAACAGAAGACGCGTGCATGTTTGTCCAACCTGCCTCAGGCAGGCAAGATGCCCGCCCCACATTACCGCCACGACTGAGACCGGACCACTGACTGATTACTACTGATTACTAATGACCGAAAAACAAGCAACCTACTACTGGCGCCTTTGGTCCCGCGTCTGTCACGTCAACGACTGGCGTTTCCTAAAAGGCCGCGTCGCGCCTGATGCCCAGCGCGACACCAGCAAACATCACGTCGCCGTGTGGCAGTGCGCGGAGACTCGCGCGCGGCAGAACCACCGCAGTGTCACTGCCGATGATCTGCGGCACGGCTGCCACATTCACGCCATCGGCCGGGACAAAGGCCATATCGATCTGGAGCCCAGGCGCGAGTGCTCGCGCGTGTTCACCTTGTTCAAGCTATTGATCGAGCCCAACGACCTGGACGCAATCATGAATTGGGAAGATCCCGGCCGGGACGAGCGACGCGTGCTGATCGTCGGGATCAAACGGATGGCGCCGTTCGCATACATCGATCAGGTCTGCAAAGGCAAATTCCCCGATGATTACACCTCGCCGTTTTGGGAAGACCTGGAGATCGGGCAGCTCAGGCAGCTCCGGGTCACGCTCGAAAGCCGGCGGCGGCGGAAGCTTCAACTGGACCCGGCCAACGCGCCTTTTTGAGACCTAGCCGGTCGGGCCACCAACATGAAAAAAATGAACAGGAGCAAACAGAGGGAACAGAGGACCTCACTGAAGAGTGACCAGGCAGCGCTCGACGACAGAGCCTTCCGCCAGGCCCGCTTTGAAGTGCACATCAAGCAACGCGAATGGCACGCGATGAGCAAGAAAACCAAACGCGCTCTGGTGGCCATGTTCGCGGCTGTCGCGAGGGCGCACAACAGTGGAAAGCTGAAATTCTGAACTATGCCCTACACCGACGCCGACCGAGTCGCATTCTTGAACGCCCTGGACATGGCGGACTTCGAGGTCAGCGATTGGGAAGCGGACTTTCTGGAGAGCAACCTCCCGAGGCGCCATGTCTTCACGCCCAAGCAACGCGAGGCCATCGATCGGATGATCGAGCGCTACGGTGAGCGGCTGAAATTCTGAACCCCATGGGCGAGATCACACGACATCCTCTTTGCTGGCCAGACAACGTGGCGCGGCGCGCTCCGCAGGAACGAGGCGTGCCGCAGTTCGCGCCGAAAACTCTGCCGTTTTCAATCGGCTTCGTTTTGGCCGAGATCAACCGGCTGAACAATCGCCACCACGAGGAACTCGATGACCGAGTGATCATCTCGATCAATGTGCCGTTCAAGAAATCCGGCTCCGGTCGAATCGATGGGCCTGAACCAAAGGACCCGGCCGCCGCGGTCTATTTCAAACTGGACTTCGTCCAGTCGGGAAAGAAGGTCGAGCGTCACGTGGTCCTCACCTGCGATCGTTGGGTCAAGGTGTCCTGGAATTTGTATGCGATCGGGAAGGACATCGAAGCGCAGCGCGCCAGAGAAAGGTGGGGTTGCACAAACATCGAACAATCGTTCAGAGGCTACCTTGCAATTCCTGAGCGGACCGGCGGCGGTGCGTGGTGGGACATTCTGAAAGTGGACCCCGACGCCGGGCAGAAGGAAATCGAGACTGCATTCAACAAGCTGGCGAAAGTCGCGCACCCGGACAAGGGCGGTGACCATGAATCGTGGGTCCGGCTCAAGCTGGCCTACGACCAGGCGCTGGCCCGGTTCAAGACCGAGCCGGTCGGGCCATTATGACCGCAGCCAATCAGCAACCCGAGCTATTCACCGTTGCCCCGGACGATCCGAACGTCGAGTGGCTGGTGCGCATGCTGGCGGGCATGGACTGGATGACAGCGGCCGAAATATTGCAGCACGCCAAGCATTCAGTGAACGACTCGAACAAACGCTGGCTGCGCGCCATGGCGGCCGCAAGCAAGGGACGCGTGGCCGGCGGCCAACGCGGGTACAAGCTGGTCGAAGAAATGATGGTCGAGGAGTACAACCACTGGCGCAACTGGATGAAGAGCCAGGCTGACTACATGACCGCCCGGATACTCGAAGCCGACAAGGTGTTCTATCGCCGGCAGAAGGTGCGGAGCGGCAACGGAATTCTGACCACGGATTAAATGAACATCGTCTGGAAACCTCTCGATCTAATGGGCAAGCGGCTCTATCGCGTCGTGGCAAACTGGCGCGGGCAGCGCAGTCATCACATCATCGCCGCTGACGCCCCTCGGCATGCTGCCCAGGTGTACGTTGAAAGTGTCGGGCCAGTGACTGATCTCTATGCCACAGGCTTTGCGTTGCAAGTCGGCCAGCCTGCGGACTGGTTCAATCAAAAGATGATCAGCCCGTCCGCTTGCAAGCATCATCGCGCCGAGACGATCAGTGGCATGCGAGGCAGTGGCCCCGGCTTCCAGGAGGAGCACCACGTATCCATCTGCATGGATTGTGGCGAGATCACAGTGCGCACGATGAAAGACGGCAAGCGTTGCACCGTCGAGTTCGGCCTCAATTGCGACTGGCACCTCCGGGCAGCGGCGAAATACATGCGCTCAGAAGCCGAGCAAACGGAAGCTCTCGCCCGGTGCGACGCGATTCAGATGAACACACGGGCGGAGACGCCCGTGCCACTAACAACGGACAACCCACCACCCGCAACCGACAACCAACAGTGAGCGTTTTCGTCCAACCTTTGCCCTTCGAAGAAGCCCGCGACAAACTCGGGAGCAAGACCATCATCACCGCCCCGCTCAGCTCCAGCGAATGGGCAGACGTGCCCACGGCATTGCTCGAGCGCGCGTTCTTTTCATCGCGCATCGAGAACGGCCGCTTCCTCCAACGCGGCATGGACGGGATCAACGATTTCCTTGCGGGCAATCGCGAGACTCTGCCGAACGGCGAGACTGCTCTCAAGATCGGCGGCCGCGCGCGCTTCGTCGAACTCATGCGCGAGTTCGCGATCAAGGAAGGCATGGCTGACCTGGTCCCGCCCGATGACCGCGGCGGCCTGAAAGATATTACCTCGCAGAAACGGCTTGAACTGATCTTCAACACCCAGGTCAAGCAGGCCCAAAGTTACGGATATCGCAAACAGGGGCTCGACCCGGATGTGTTGGACGCTTACCCGGCGCAACGCTTCCTCCGCGTGATAGACGTGAAGGAACCGCGGGATTGGCACGCCCAGTTCGAGGATAAAGTGTTTCTGAAAACCAGTTCGATCTGGAAGGCCATCAATCAAGACTTCGGCGTGCCCTGGGGTCCGTGGGGTTGGGGCTGCGGCCATGATGTCGAGGACGCGGACCGCGACGAGACTGAATCATTGGGGCTGCTCAAACCCGGCGAGGCCGTCACGCCACCGGCGCCGGAAGATTTCAACGACAATCTGAAGGCGAGCACCGACGGTATCGAGCCGGAGCTGATTGAGAAATGGAAAGCCGCGTTCGGGGACCAGCTCGTGCTCGAAGGCGACACGATGCGCTGGAAGGGCCAGGGCGAAGAGGCAACCGTTGAGGCACCCAAGCCCACAGAGCGGACCAACCCGGTATCAGCCGCGCTTGATCTCAAGGTGAAAGGAAACCTGCGGACACAGGTGCAAGTCGGCATCGCGGCGATGGATGAGGTGCATGATGATGGGAACCTGCCGAAGATACCGCTGCGCAGCAGCAAGAAATCGAGCTACGGCTATTTTCAGCGGAACATTGGCCCGGACGGAAAATCAACCGCCAACCACATCGGCGTGCGCACCAGCGGAGACTGGCCGGCGCTGACCACCGTGCATGAGTCCGGGCATTTTCTGGACCTCGAAGGCATCGGATCAAAGGGGGCGTACGCCAGCCAAACAGGTGAACTCAAGGAAGTCCTGGACGCGGCCAGACAGACCCAGGCGATTGCTGGATTGCAAGCGAAGATGGCAGCCACAACCTCTTGGGACATCCGCGATCACATTCAGAATTATTTGTTGAGCGACAAAGAAATCTGGGCTCGGGCGTACAGCCAATACATTACCGAGCGCTCTCACAGCGAGCCGTTGAAGACGCAACTGAAAGCGCGGTTGGCGAAGGCCGAATTTGAGCAGTGGACGCCGGAAGACTTCGCGCCGATCGCGCAGGCAATCGACAAACTGTTTACCAAACTGGGGTGGTTATGATGGACCTGGAAGCATTCAAAGAATTGGTGGCTGAGATCATGAGCCAAGGCTACGACCGCGAGACGGCCGGCCGTTACGCCGGGCTGATCGGCGACACGCCTGCCATCGATGCGGAAGGCAACGTCGTGGTGATGGACAAAGGCGAAGTGATCGCGCGGCTGAAGCCGCTGAAATTTTTCGAGGAATGACCCAACCCCAAAACGGAGGCGAGCATGAGCAACCACATCGAGCAAACCACACAACAAGAGTTTGGCGCCCTGCTCTTCGCCGGGCGCAGCACCCTATACGTTTCCGAGGTGGCTGAGAAACTGCGAATCACCGAGCAGCACGTGCGCAACCTGATCGACGAAGGAAAGCTTCTCGCCATCAACGTCGGCACCAACGAGCGGAAGTTCTGGCGCATCCCCATGGAAGAATACGAACGGTTCCTCAAAAAAAATTTCTCAATGGACCCTATAGAGCCAACCCAGCATTAGGCGTTTGCCCCCTGCTCGTGCGAAAACACGTGCATGAGCAGAGTATCTCCTTCCGGCCGGCCGACGGTGACCCATACTATTAGACTCCGGCCAGGTCCTTTGGCCGGGATGGACGCCTCCGTCCCGTGCTGCTCTGCTCAGCGGTCGCGGGTTAACCTCCTAGTCTGTCCCGGCCTTCTCAATTTCAGATTTTCGATTTTCGATTTTCGATTCCTCTTGATGTTTGGTGTTTGGTGTTTGGTGTTTGGCAGCGCCCTGTCTCAGGACGCCGTAGATCCATCAACCATCAACCCTCCATCAGCAACCCCGGAAGGGCTCACCGGTTTCATCATCGGCCTGGTCACGCAATATCCTTGGCTTGCCACCGTACTCCTGGCCGTCGGCAGCCTCCGCATTTTGCTCAAGCCAATCATGCTCGCCATCGAGTGGTACACCAAGCAAACGCCCAACCCGGACGATGACGTGGCGGTGCTCAAGTTCGAGGCCGGCCCGATCTACAAATGGCTCTCGATCGGTTTGGACTTGCTCGGCTCAATCAAACTGCCGGCGCTCAAGCCGCCTCAAAAAAAGTGAGACACGGATTCCACAGATTATCACCGACCAGAGTGGGACAGGCATCCTGCCTGTCATCCATGTTCATCCGTGAAATCCGTGTCTAATGGCCACCGGGATCATTGCGCTGCTCGCCGCTCTCGTGCCGCTCTTGGTTTGGTGGATCAAACGCCGCGCTGCAAAAGCTGATGACCCGTTGCAACAACATCGCGATCGCTACAAACAAGCCGACGCGGACCTCGCGCGCGGGAGCGGCGTGGCGGCTGGCGAGCATGGCGCTGCTGATCTCGATGAGCTTGAGCGCTTGCAGCGGGCCAAGAGTGATCAGCGCGGACCAAGCCCTGACCCGGCTGCCGGCCGGCCAGACATTCCAGGCCCCGTGTGACGGCTGGTTCATGAGCGACGCGCTCTATCAGCGGTACCGCCGCGCGGTGGCGGACGCCATCCTCAAAGAACAGTCCAAATGATCTTCGCCGAAGCCATCCAGGTTACATCGGAGCAGGCACTCGTGGGCCTGCTCGTGATTGGCGGTGGAATGGTGCTGCGCGTGGGGTTGGACGCGCTGAAGTTCTGGAAAACGGCCCACGGCGATCCCGAGCGCCGCGCGGTGAACATCCTCGCCGAGCACGCCACTAAGGACGAAGTCAAGGCACTTGGCGCGGAAATCCGCGAGCTGAAGGCCGAAGTGAAACTTGATCGAGTCGCGGCGGCCAGAGCCACCGATGAACAGACCCGCGTTCTCACCAAGGACATTCAACACGTGCTCTCCGCTGTGTCGGAGCTGCGCGGTGCGGTTGACGTCATCCGGGACAAAACCACCAGGACCTGATCATGGAGCGCGAAATCGAAATCAAGCTGGAGATGCTCCGCAAGCTCAGTGACGCGGGGAAACTCAATTATTTGTTGCCCGAGAAGATCCTGTTCCAGCACGTGCAAATGATGATCAAGCCGCCGCCGTTGACCAGTGAGATGCAAGGTTGCCTGTCGGCGCTGGAGGAGCGGCGCCTGGTGATGGGTGTGCACAATGCGGCGATGGGCGGGCCGGTGCGCTGGAAGATCACCGATAACGGCACCGCCGAACTGCTCAACCTCACCCAGACCTAGTGAACCCCAAACCATCCATCTTGCTGATCGACGACGACGAAGAGGATCGCCTCTTATTGCGGTCCGCACTGGGCGATGTGTTCGACCTGGTCGAAGTCGGCACCATTGTCGATGGGCTCGCCATGATGGCCCAGGCCCGCTTTGATCTGGTCCTGCTCGACCTCACCCTGCCGGATTCGGACCGCGAACACACTTTGGGCCGCGTCCTGGCCGAGCATCCCGACCAGCCGCCGGTGATTGTGACCGGATACACACAACCGGACTTCGTCGAGCGAATGCTGAACGTCGGGGCGCGCGGTTACTTCATTAAGGGCCGTGATGATAAGGACGGGCAAGTCCTGGTCAGCCGCCTGAATCAATTGCTCAATCACGCCCAGTCGGCGCGCAAGCTGGGCGAAGCCACAGAGATCATCACCCGCACCAAGCAGGAATTAGAAACCGATTTCCTCACGAAATGAATGAGCACACGGAAACCACGCGCCGATGCCTCGCTCAAGACGCTGCCCGAAGAGCGCCAGGCCGAGATCATCGAGTACATGCGCAGCCACAAACTGGCGGACACCCGCGCCTGGCTCGCCGAGCAGGACATCACCGCCTCCGTGGGTGCGCTCTCGGGCTTCTGGTCCTGGTGGCATGTGGATGTGCGGCTCAAACATCAGATGCGGGAAGCGGCCACGATCGCGGACGAATTGAAATCCGTTCTCTCGACGCTGCCGCAGCTCAACCTGAACGAGGAACAACTGAACCTGGTCGCGCAGACCGCGTTCGAGGTCGATGCGGTGAAGCGGGAAGACTTCGATCAGTTCGTCGCCCTGCGTCAATTGCGGCAGAAAGACCGGAGATTGGCCCTGGACCGCGAGGAGCACGGCCTGTCGCTCCAGAAATTCCAGCGGGACACCTGCGAGCTGTTCATCAAATGGGCCGAAGATCAGCGGGCCAAAGACGTAATGGCGAGCAGCTCCAGCAACGCGGAGAAGATCGAGCAGCTCGGCAGTCTGATGTTCGGCGATCTCTGGCAACTCAAACCGGGGACCCGTGCGGAAGCACCATGACCAGGCGCGACTATCAAGATCGCTCGATTCGGCTGTACGTGCAGCACCGCACCAGCATTCGGTTCTGGGCACGGCAGACCGGCAAGACCACGAACCTCTCGGACTGCTCGCTCTTCGCCATGATGAAGAACCCCGGCCGCCTGGTGACCTTCGCCACGGCCACGCTGCTGCTGGGCCGGGAATTGATCATGAAAGACTCGGCCACCTTCCAGGGCGCCCTCCGCGACATGCACACACGCGCGCGCAAAGCCAAGATGGATCTTCAGGTGCGCGACCATGACAAGCCGGACAAAAATCTCACCGGCAAAATCACCTCGGACGATTTCACCGAACTCTTCGAGTCCAAACGGCTGGAGTTTTGGCTCTATCACGATCGCACTACGGCGAGCCGGACGCAGGTCATTGCGCCAAACGTGGCCACCGCCCGCGGTTGGTCCGGCGAAGTGTATCTGGACGAGATCGGCGACATCCCGGACTTCGGCGACCTGTTCACCGCCATGCAGCCGATTATTTCCAGCGATCCTGATTTTCATCTGCTCATGAGCGGCACACCGCCCAAGGACGATACCCACGCCAGCTATCCGTTTTTTCTCCCGCCGGTCGGCGTCGAGTTCGAGCCCGACGCTGCCGGTCACGAATACCGAAACGAATTCGGCATGCCGGTCCATCGTGTGGACATCGACGACGCCGTCGAAGCCGGCAAGAAAGTCTATCACCTGGTCACCGGCGAAGAGATCGCGCCGCAGGAAGATCGGCGCACTGCTCCCGACAAGGACGGCTGGGACCGCAACTACAAACTCTCGCTCAAAGCCGGCGGCACAGCCGCGATCGGCTACATGCAGATGGAGACCGCCCAGCGCCGCGGCGTGGGCCAATGCCTCTTCATTTCCATCGACTCCGATGGCGACCTGGACGAAGCCGTCGCGTTCCTTGTGGAACATCTTGGCCCCGGCCCCGTGGGTATCGGCTTCGACGTGGCCACTACCACAAAGAAGCTGAGCAACCCCAGCTCTGTCACCGTGCGCGAAAAGGTAGGCGTAGAGAAATTCAGCCGGCTCATCGCGATCTGGAAGACCACAGATCCGAAGATCGCCCAGGAACGGCTCGGCCGGATCATCGCTGCCGTGCGCGGACGTAAAGAAGGCGGCCCGGCGCGGCGCCTCTGCATTGACGCCACCAACGAGCGTTACTTCGCCCAGGACTGTCGCGATGAGTTCGGCGGCGAGCTGCCCGTCGAACTGGTGATCGCCAGCGAGACTCTTGAAGTACCCGGTGTGCCTGAGCCGATGACAAAGAAACAGTACCTCGGCAGCCGGCTGGTGGCTGAGTTCGACGATAACCACGAGGTCCTGCCGCCCGAGCGGTACGTGAAGGACGACTTTCGGCTGGTGAAAAAGGAGCGCGGTGAATTCGTTTGTGAACCCGCACCCAACGGCGCGCACGGCGACACGTTCGACTCGACCAAGCTTGCCGACTGGGCATTGACCAGCACCAGCGGCGCAATCGAGACCACCGCCGGCATTCGCCTGGCCGCGCCGAAATTCAAACCGCGCTTTGTCCCCCGTCGGCTGCAAGCAGCATGAAGACACTGATTTCACGAATTCACACGGAATGACTAGAGCTAACCAAAAAAACATGATCGGTCTGGCGAGTGGCCATCAGCCAGATGACGGCCTGCGGCGCATTGTCCTGGATTATTGGGCGCGCGCGGGGAATGTGATAGACGGCGACCGGCCCGATCCAGGCGGGCCGGCGCCGAGTGGGACCAACCCTCAATCCAATCATTATGAGCAGAATGACCATGGAATTGCCCCCCGCGTGCTGCGCTTTCTGTCTGGAACCGTTCACACCCCGAAGCCCGGACCAACGTTATTGCTCGGGCCTGTGTCGCGCGCGTCACTGGAAAGCCCAACACCCACGCCAATTAGTCAGGCTCTGCGTTGTCTGTGGCGAGCCGATGTCCAATGCAAAGTTCTGTTCACCCAGGTGTCGCTTCGCGCACCTGGTGCAACAGATCAAGCGCTGTGCCGAGTGCGGCCAACCGCTGAGCGCCAAGCGACCCGAGGCACGATTCTGCTCCCAACGCTGCAAAGCCAGGCATTGGGACCGGCGCCATTCCTTCGGCCGCGAAATCCGGTACTTGAGCAGACTGAAAATTCTGCCGTCGGTACGCCTGGAAACCGGGCTAGGAGCGTTCGGGGGCCAAATCCGCGCCCAAGACACCGGCCCTGCGCTCAGCGGGGATTTTCGGGCGTAAAACCCAACCCTTTGCATTCATTTTGCGCCAACGGCTGCGATGGGATCAGCCTGTTCCATGGCCAGTTGCCGGTTCTCCAGTCGTTGGCGCGGCTCCGTGTTCATCCGTGGAATCCGTGTCTATGAATCCGCTCCGCCAGATTGTGCATGCAGCCGGTCGCGGCCTTGTCCGGGCCGGCCTGATCCGGGCTGCCGCCCCCCTATCGCCTAACGCCTCTTCCCCATCGCCTATCACCCGGATCATCCTGCCCAGTGCGCGCGACCGTTGGCTCTCGACCAGTGTGCGCAATTACACACCCGACGCCATCGAAGGCATCCTGCGCGGTGCGCTCCTGGGCGGGGACCTGGTCGCCGTCTGGCAACTGTTCAATCTGATGGAGGAAACCTGGCCCGAGTTGCTCACCGCCCTGATGGAACTCAAAGACGACGTGGCCAGCGCCGAGTTGACCGTTCAACCCTGGGCTCTCAAGGGCGATGAACCCAGCGCTGAAGCGCAACGCCGTGCCAAACTCTTCGAGCAAACACTCTGGACTATGCGGCCGCGGCCGCAGTCCGACGAAAACGATCTGCGCGGCACAATCAAAGATTTGCTCGATGCCTGGGGCAAAGGGATCTCAGTCCTCGAAATTGATTGGGCTGTCGCCGGCCTTACCGCGAGCCCAATGCTCGCGCCGCGTGACACGCGTTGGATTCATCCGCGCTATTATGGGTACCCGGCGGACTCCGCCGAGCTGAAGCTGAACGCTTCTGAGATCGCGCAGGGGCAGATAACAGCCGCGCCTTCACAGGCGCGGCTACAGGGCCAATGGCTGGAATTCCCTTCCGACAAATTCCTGATCGGCATAGCCAAAGCCAAGAGCGGTCACCCGATCGGCGGCGCGTTGCTCCGCGCGATTGCCTGGTGGTGGGCCGCATCGAACTTTTCCGCGGAGTGGTTATTGAACTTCGCCCAGATCTTCGGGCTCCCGATCCGCTGGGCCACGTACGACCCCGCCAGGCCAGGTCTATTGCAGGACATCTGCGACATGCTCGAAAACATGGGCAGCGCCGCCTGGGGCGCATTCCCGGCGGGTACAACCATCGAGCTGAAGGAAGCCGGCAAAGGCGGGGAAAAGAGTCTGCCGCAAGCCAGCATCCTGGACCGCGCCAATCGCCAGGTGCGCATGCTCATCCTCGGGCAGACCTTGACCGGCGATGAAGGTGACCAAGGAAGTCGCGCCCTGGGCGAAGTACACGAACGCATCCTGGGCGGACGCAAACGGTCAGCGCTGGATTGGGTCTGCGCCATCCTCAGTTATCAATTGGCCCCAGCCTTTTGCCGGTTGAACTTTGGTGATGATTCGGAGTGTCCCTGGGTGACGCCGGCGGAAAGCGAAGAAGAAGAGACGCCGAAAGAGAAAGCTGAGCGCGACGAAATCCTCTCGCGCATCGGATTCGAGTTTGACGCGCAGGCTGCCTACGAGCGCCACAACCTGCCACGCCCTGTGCCAGGTGCGGACATCATCCAAAGGCCCGCGGCTCCAGTTGGAGTTCCGCCTTCAGGCGGTCCCACCGGCTATCCGAAAGAAAACGGCGCGCCGGTCCAGGCGAAGGATGCGACGGATCAACTGACCGAGCACGTCCTGGAAAACCTCACGTCAGTCCAAGCGCGCTGGCTCGCTGGCGTGAAACCCTTCTTCCGCGATCTCATCAGGCGGGCGGACAAGATGACCGATGAAGAGTGGCGGACCGAAGGCGAAGCCGTCCTGCTCAAAGCCCGGCGCGAATTGCCCGAGCTATTCGACAAGCTCGATGCCGATGCTCTGGCCAAAGCGATGGAAGAAGCCATGGCTGCCGCCGTGGTGAACGGCGCCGTGAAAGGCGCGATGCAAAGAAGGACCACAAGACCACGGACCACGGACCACGGACCACGGACCAAGCCATGATCGGCGTCAAAATAGATTCATCCAACGCGCGCGTTTATCTGAGCAACATCCTCGCTCAGGCGCGCCGACCGGTCGGCATCCTGATGGTAGCTGGTCGGGCAGTGGGGAACCTGCTCAAGAAATGGTATCGCCAACGCGATCGCGAGCAGCCCAACAAACTCGGCGGACCGCGCACGCACTTCTGGCTGGAGGTCGCCGGTAGCGTCCAGGCCCCCGTCGTCGCAGGCGACACCACTGTCACCGTCGCGATCAGTCATCCGCTAATCGCCCAGAAAATCTTTGGCGGAACGATCCGCGCCAAACGGGCCAAGTTGCTCACCATCCCGCAAACACCCGAAGCCTACGGCCGCACGGCGGCAACCTACGAAGCTGAGACCGGGCTCACTCTGATTTTCCTCAAGCAAAACGATCACGCGATTCTCGCCAGCCGCGCCCAAGGCCAGGGCCTGACCGTGCAATACGTCCTGGTCCCAAGCGTCCACCAGGAACCGGACCCGAAGGCGCTGCCGCCGGAGCAGCAGATGGAGCAAGCCGCGCTGACGGCCGCGGACAAAGCGCTGCAACGCCAACTCCAACAGCCAGGGCAGGGGACCGTTTAACCACGAATGGACACGAATGCACACGAATGATTCTCACATCTGGGCGCGCGAGGGGCTGAGTCTCCCACTGCCCCTGGGCGGCGCTACCGTGCCGACGGACATCCAGTGGATGCCGCCAGGACAACACGAGATCACAGCGCTCAAAGATGGCGAGCCGATCACACTCACAGTCCGCGTCCACGCTGGCACAGCGGAGCGGATGAACCGGCTGCTCCAGGACCTGCGCTCCAAAGCGACCTCCGGCCAGGGTGATTACCCATATTTCGACTTCAACCACGAGGACGGCGAAGCGAGCGGCCGGCCGTTGGAATTCTACTGGGGCGGCGATGACATCAAGACCGGTGGCCTGCGGGTGAAGGCCGAATGGTCCGATCGGACCCAGCAATCTCTCTCCGGCAAAGTGCCGGGCTTCCGCAGATTTTCTCCCTCGTTCCTCGTGAACGCAGCGGGGGAGGTGACCGGCGCGCCCCTTAACATGGGCGGCCTGGTCAATCGTGCCGCGTTCAAAACCATCCAACCAATCGTGGCCAGCCAAGACCTAACCGGCGCCACCAACCAAAACAGAAAGGCAAGTATGGACTCAGCCGAGAAACTGGCGGCCGACCTGGTCGCCGCGCAGAACAAGATCGTTGAGCTGGAGCGCAAGCTCTCAGCAGCCGACACCACCACCACAATCGCGGCCAAGGACGGGGAGATCACCGCGCTCAAAGCCAAGATCACCACGCTCGAAGGCAGCATCAGCGCAGGGGCAAAAGCATCCGCCAAAGCCATCGTCGATGCCGCGGTGAAAGCGGGCAAACTCGCTCCGCAAAACACCGCGATCCAGGAAAAGTGGATCAACGCCATCGCCGCCGATCCCGCCCTGGCCGAAACACTCAATGCGCTCCAGGCCAACCCGGCCCTGGGCACCGTGGTCGGAGCTGGCGCCGGCTCAGTGGGCGGGGCCGTCACAGCGGCGCAAGTTGGCGGTGAACACCAATTCGTGATCAAGGCCAAGGCATTCGCTGCGCAGCAGAAAATCACCTTCGCCGATGCCACCACGCAGATCGCCGGCGCCGAGCCTGCGCTCTACGAAGATTACCGGCGCAGCCTGGCGACGGCTGCCAGGAATTAGCCCGCGCCAATCAACCATCAACCATCAACCACGAACCAACACATGGGAAAAGAAACCTACATTGACGCTCGCTACGCGCCCTTCGAGGCGGCTGTGCCTGCCGACCTGGTCGGCAAGGAAGATTACTATGTCGAGCTGGTCGGCGGCTCTCGCAAGATCCAGCTCTACACCAACGGCCTTGCCATTGGCGTGCTGCACCAGGGGTTGCAAGGAGGCAAGGAATGGTCCGTGCGCCTGCTCGGCTGCGGTGGCACTTACCGCGCCAGGGCCAACGGCGCCATCGCGCACCTGGCCGACGTTAAAGCCGAAAACGGCGGCAAGGCCGTCGATCAAGCGGGCTCCGGCCGCGCCCTCGGGTACCTGCTCAGTCCGGTCGCCGGCGCCGTCGCCGGTGACGTGTGCGAGATCCTCGACGTGCTCGCTTAATCCATCAATCCACCAATCTAATAATCCACCAATCCCCCTATGCAAAGCTCCGCCACAGCAAACCCGGTGATGAGCGGTCACGCCGTGCAGTTCATGCGCGACCAGACCGGCTACGTCGGCCTCCGCTTGTTCCCGGTCTTCCCCTCCGCCGAGGTCAGCTCCGATTACTACGTCTGGAAACGCGAGAACGCACTAGACGTGCCCACGAACATCCGCCACGCGCCCGGCGGCGCGTTCGCCCGCAGCGTGCCCAAGATCGCCGATGACAATTACGCCTGTCGCGATTACGGCACCGAACAACCGGTCCCCGACGAAATCCGCAGGAAGTACGTCAACTACATCGACGCGGACATCTCGGCCATTCGCCGGAACACGGACATCATCAAGATCAATCACGAGCTGCGCGCGCACACACTAGCCACCTCGGCTGGTGTGCCCAACGCCGGCGTCGCGGTCAAATGGGACAATCCGAACTCCGACCCCAAAGGCGACGTGAACACCGCCAAGGAAGCCATCCGCAAAAATTGCGGCCGGCGACCGACTCTGATGATCATCAACGAAGCCGTTCGGCTCGTCCTCTCCGTTCACCCGGTCATCGCCGAGCGTGTGAAGTACACCACGACCGGCATCACCAGTCTGCAATTGCTCGCGGCGTATTTTGAAGTGCCGGAGATTGCCGTCGCCGAGCAAGTCATCAACACCGCCCAGGAAGGCCAGGCCCTCACACCGGCGGACATCTGGGGTGACGATGTCATCCTGGCTCACGTGAATCCCGCCCGCGACCTGATGGTGCCGACGCTCGGCCGGACGTTTTTCTGGTCCGACTTCGGGAGCATCGGCGCGGACGATGTGCCGATCCAGATCGTTAGCTACCGCGATGAACCGGTGGCGAGCGACGTGCATCGGGCGCGGCATTTCACCGACGAGAAACTGGTCTTTGACCAGGCCGGCTACCGCATCAACGACGTGCTGACGTGAGGCGTGAAACGCAAAACGTAACCTTGAGTACAACCACCATGAACACGAACCAAACCACTCGCCGTTGGAGTTCAGCCTTCAGGCTGCTCCTACTCACGATCATCGCGCTCCTGCTACTACCGCTGCTGGTATTTGTGCCGCCGCCGCTGCCCGTGCACGCGCAGATGCTCACCTACAAAGCCACCCAGATCAGCACGACCAACGTGCTCCAAGGGGCCACCACGTACATCGTCGCGGCCAATTCCATCGACATCAGCAAGGATCGCGGGATCGGCTTGACGGCCTCGCTCACTCCAGGCGCGGTGACCAACGTCGCCACGCTCAACTTCCACGTCTCGCCCGACGGGACGAACTGGGCCTGGTCCACGCCGCACGTGATGACACTGAACCTCACGACCATCGGGACCAACTACGTGCTCGCGACCAACCTGACGGCCGATGCGCTGAACAACTTCAAGAGCATCCGGCTCTATTCGATTGTCACAGCCAACACGAACATACTCACCAACTCCGTCTTCTGGTCGCAACGCTACTAGCAGACCCAGAACCATAAAACTCCTATGCCAGCCAAAACCTACACACTCAAATCCAACCTGATTTTCAAGGGCAAGCTCCTTGAAAAAGGCGGGGCCATCGCCATCGACGACGAGGACATCGCGGCTGATCTGCTCAAGCGCGACATCATCGCCGAGGGCAAGCCGAAGGCCAAAAAGGAAGATGAAGGGGCAGAGAAAGGCGCGTAAATCGTGACACGGATTCCACAGATTATCACCGACAGAATGGGACAGGCATCCGTGTCCATCCGTGAAATCGGTGTCTAAATCCCATGGCTTTTCTCGTCCAGGATCTGTTGCTCACCGATGAGAAGCTCGCCCTTCTCACCGCCGCGCTGGCTAACACCGGCCAGACAGATCCGTTGAGCACGGCGATCGCCGAGGCCGAATCCACCGTGGCACGCTACACGGCCGGCTTCGACCTGGGCGAAGACGATCGCAAGGCCCTGGTCCGGCGGATTGCATTGTTCAATGCGTACGCCTTGGCCGGTCCGGTCCCCGACGAGATCAGCAAAGCCTACGACAAAGCCATGGATGAACTGCGCGACATTCGCGACGGCAAATTCCTCCAATCCGCCCAGGACACGACCGGCTCCGGCCGTGGCAAATCCGGGAGCAACCCCAAAATCAATCCAAGGTGAACACAAGGCAAGAGGCAATGGGCAATAGGCGATGGGCCACCGGCCTGCTACCTCTGTCCTATCACCTATCGCCTCTCGCCTCTCGCCTATGTTGACCATCCAACCCACCGAGAACCATCTGCGCTCGACCAAAGCTGCGCTCGATGCGTTGCTCGCGGCGATCTCCGTGCTGGTATGGGCTGGCCCTTCCGGCGACGAGCTGGCGTTCAAGCGCGTCGAATTGTTCGATGACCTGGATTTGCCCGAAGCATTCAAACGTCTCCTGCTCACTGAGAGCCGGATCGCGCTGGTGATCTATTCCAGTGACACGTTCGAGACCCAGCGCGCCGATCGCCAGCTCACCATTCATCGCAAGCAAGAGCTGTATGTCGTGTTCACCGATCGGGTGATGGGCAAACGCAGGGAGGCGCTGATCGGGTCCGAGTCCAATCCGGGCTTGCTCGCTCTGCGCGACCTGGTCTTGCCAGCCATCATCGGCCTGCTCGTGCCCCAACCGAATGGTATCGTCTGCGCGCCTACGCGCGGGTCACTGCTCCAGGTGGAAGATACCAGCACAAAAATGCCCGGCCGCCTGGCGTATCTGCTGGAGATCGAACTGCAAGGCGGCTGGATGAAAGCGGACATAGGCAGATCGCCTGTCTGGTAACGACCTGGCCGGATAAAATGGAACAACACTTCCAAGAGATATTGGACCGGGAACGTGCCGAAATCGGCTCCGTGGCGGCACGGGTAAAGGCCCTGATGAAACACACCGTCTTTCTCGCTCCTGGGCCGACGATGGATGCAGGCGAGACCAAAGCGAATATCATGCTGGCTTATCGGCATTTGGAGGACGCTCGTATGCGACTAGGCAAAGCGATCCAAGCTCTCGAAGGAAACGCCGCAACTGACCACTAACAACTAACAACCAACAAATCTAATGCAAACCCAAGCAAGAGGCATCGGCACCCACACCTGGTTCTTCCGTGACGGCGCCGCTTTCACCGTTCCCGGCGCCGGCACAGCCGGCCGCACTGCCAAACCCAGCGCTGAAGACCCCGCCTGGATCGAGACCGGCGTCATCAGCGGATTCAAAGCCGATCCCACCAAAGGCAGCGCCTCAGCCGAAATCTGGGCGCCGTCTCCGGGCCGGCTTCGGCTCTTCGACGAGATCGAACTCAAGGTGGGGCTGCAACTCGATTTCACGTTCGAGGAGATGAGCCCGCTCGCCTTCGAGCTTATCTTCGGCACGCTGCCACTGGACTCCAACAGCACCCAATACAATCCGCTCGCCGGCGGCCGGCTGCGCAAAGGCTGGTTGCACGTTCAGCAGTACGACAACGACGACGCGCTGTTCAACACGTGCGACTATTTCGTCGCCCTCAAAGTCAGTGGCCAGATCGATTTCACGAGCGACAGCAAGCAAGTGATCGTGCCCGCCACGGCCGGCGTGCTGCACAGCACACTCAACACCGGGACGTTGGCGTGACCACTGACCACTGACTACTGGACCACTGATTACTGATTACTATGAGTCTCTTACTCGACCCGTTCGACACAGCCAAACCTGAGCTAATCCCACTCGAAGTCTTGCCAGCCACCGCGGCCAGAATCGCTATCACCGCACAGACCGACCCGGACACACTTGGCGACGGCGCCATGGTCCAGTCCCTGGAGCTGAACGCCGGCGATGTCATTCTGTTCATCGGCCAGGATGACCCCGCGGAAAATGGTCTCTATCTCGTCGGCACCGAAGAGCAAGGCGCCGACCGCCTGTTGGGGGAGCCGGTCTTCGCCGATCACATCGGCCCCGGCGAAGGCATAGACGGTTATTCCAGGCAATTCAAAGTGGCGATTACGGCCGGGACGAATGCCGGCAAGACTTATTTCCTGGCCACACCGCCGCCAGCCTTATTCGAGGACGGCCCGCGGTTCTACGAGCTGAAGACCACCACGCCGCGCGTTACGGAGAGCAATTTCGACCTGACTCCGCCCGAGGTGCTGAGGATTGCCGATCCGCCCTTCGACGCTACCTATGTCTGCAAGGTCGCAATAAGCACCAACCAGGAACTGGATAGCGAAGAAGAAGGGTACCTGGGCGCAGGCCCGATCACCCTGGACGGCGAAGACTTGGAAAACGGCGACTACTACCTGCTCAAAGGCCAGACCACAACGGCCGAGAACGGGGTGTATGTGGTCAGCGCTGGCGCGCCGGCCAAAGCGCAAGCCACCGGCCTGGTGCGCGCCCGGATCACGGCCGGCACGAATGCAGGCAAACAATTCTCCGTGGACCAGGAGACCGGCGTCGTCACCAGCCTCGCCCCCGGCGTGATCGACTGACCCATCACCTATCGCCCATCGCCTATGACCATTCTCAACCCCCAAAAGACCGTCCAGGTCGGCGGCATTGAAGTCATCGTGCGCGATCTGCCCTGGCCGGTCATGAAACAATTCCTGGAGAAACTCTCGCACCAGGTCAGCGGCCTGATCGGTGGCGCCGTCGGCGCGGCCAAGGCCCAGGACGCCGCGGCGATCGGTTCCAAATTCCTGGACCAGTTGCCGTCATTGGTCTCCAACTCCACTGAGCTAGCCGAATACCTGGTCAGCCAGACGTGTGCGCTCAACGAGATAAAGGTGGAAGGTGCATGGCTGCAACAGCGCAGCAGCACAGAATTTCTAATGTTGTTGGATACGTCGTTGGAAGTCGTGTTCAACGAGGAGTTCGTGCGTCTGGGAAAAAGCGTGGCCGAGCGCGTGCAGGGGGCTTTCAGTTCGCCGATGGCGACCACGCTCTCGGCCAAGCGCTCGATTTCCTCATCTGGCAGGGATGGACCTATGCGGACACGCGTGGACTCACCTTTGCCCAACTCAAGTTCTTCTGTGACCTAGCCTGTGAGCGCCTCGAAAAAAGCGCGCCGCGCAGGCGATAGGCAACAGGCCATAGGCAAGAGGTCAAGCCGCCGCCCATCGCCTATCGCCCATCGCCTATCGCCTTCTCCAAAGCCTCTTAACGAAGTCTGGTGGTGCGCCATCAGTCCATACGGCGCCGGAGCGATCTGGACTTACCTCGATCTCACCAAAGCGAACGTCGCCGAACTCCTGACCAAGAAGCTAGGGAACTACTGGGAAGCCAACGGCTGGCGCATCGCCAAGCTGCAAGTGACGGAAATCTGACCATGCCCGGCTTAGTCCAACTCGTCATCAGCGGAGAGAACCAGCAAGCGGTCAAAGCGCTGGAAGGCGTCGGCCATGCGCTGGAAAAACTTGGGGGCGCCGGCAAGTTCGTTGAGGAACTCAAAGGCAAACTGGTGGCTGCTCTTTCAGTCGGCGCCATCGTCGAGTTCACACGTCGCTCAATCGAAGCGGCCGATGCCATCGGCAAACTCGCCCAGAAGACTGGCACAGCAATTCAGGAACTGAGCGGGCTGGGCACTGTGGCTGCCGCAGATGATGTCTCGCTCCAGGAATTGCAGATCGGGCTCAAAGGGCTCTCCGAATGGATGGTCAAGACCGGCCAGGCCGGCCGCGACACAACCGACGTGCTTTTGGAATTGGCGGATCAATTCGCTCGCATGCCTGACGGCGCCGAGAAAGTTTCCTTGGCCGTTGATCGGTTCGGCCGCGCTGGCCAGAACATGATTCCGTTCCTGAACAAAGGCAGTGAGGCAATCCGGGAGCAAGTGCGGGAAGCGGAGGAATTAGGCGCGGTCGTCGGCCCGGCGTTCGCCAAAAGCGCCGAACAATTCAATGACAACCAGCATCGCGTCGGCTTGGTGGCCCGCGGCTTCTTCAACACCATCGCGAAGGAACTTTTGCCCGCCCTGAACAAAATGTTGGAATGGTTCATCGAGTTCGCCAAACGCTCGGACAACTTCAAGCCGATCATCCAAACCATCGTCGTTGTATTCAAAGTGCTGGCCACCGCCGCGACGGCCGTCGCCGGCAGCTTTGAAGCCATCGGCGCGTTCCTGGGCCAATTTGCCGGCACACTGGCGGAAACAGGCGACCCGTTTGAAGCCTGGCGCGTTGGCGCCCTGGCAGCCACCGAGGCGCTTGATCGGATGGACGAAGTGTTTGCTTCCATCAACTCAAAGGTCGAGGAAGCGGATGGGAAAGCGCGCGGAGAGAAAGGCGCTCCGGCTGCCGGATCAATGTTGGAGACCCAGCAGAAACTACTCGCGGACGCTCAGGCCCGCGCGGCCCGGATCGCAGGCGATTCCACATCGAGCCAAACGGCCCGGAACCGCGGATTGGTTGCCAGTTACCAGGAGCAGCTCCAAATCATCAAACGCATCCAGGATGAACTGAACAAACGCGCTCAAATCGAGTTTGTGGCCACCGACGAGGGCGTGCTGGTGTCGCAGGAATATCTGGCCATCCAGGCCGACGTGTTAGCGATGCAAAAGCAGCGCGCCGAGATCATGCAAAAACTGCACGACATTGATTCCGAAACGGCCTTCATGACCCGGATGCGGGACAACCTTCAGTCCCTCGCGGATTCCTGGGGCAGCTTCGCCCGCAACGCTGCCGATGCTCTCACGAACAGCATCCAGACCGGCGTCAACGGTGTGACTGACGCAATCGTCGATGCCATCTATATGACAAAGACCTGGGCGCAGGTATTCCAACAAGTTGGCCGCGCTATCATCACCGAACTGATCCGCGTCGTCGTGCAGTGGATCGTCCAAATGACGATCGTGCGCGCACTACAGAAACTGTTCCACACCGAGCAACAGGTCCAGGCCGTACAACGCGCGGCCGCCGAAGCGCCCGGCGCCGCGCTGGCGTCCACCGCGTCCTACGGCGCGGCCGCAATCATCGGCGCTGTCGCGCTTGCGGCGATCCTTGCGCTGGCACTGGCCTCTGCCTTTGGCGCGTTCGCCGAAGGCGGCGTCGTGCGTGGCGGCGAACAACTCATCCGCGTCAACGAACGCGGCCAGGAAGCGATCCTCAACGCGCAAGCCCTGAGCAACGTTGGTGAAGGGTTCGTGAGCGCGCTCAACGCCGGCCTGCCCGTCCAACAAGCCGCCGCCGTCAGTTCCGCGGCGCCGTCCATCAAGAACAATCAGCAAGTGACCGTGGCCGTGTTCAACGACCAGGCGAAGATGGCCGACTGGCTCAGAAACCAGGAAGGCCAGAGCGTCATCGTGGACGTCGTCAAAGCCAACCTCCACAACATCACCGGAAGATCATGAAGCGAAAAGCAACAGGAAGAGTTTTACGCGAATTGGCGCGAATTAGCGCAAATTCGCGTAAAGCAGCCCTCATCTTCTATCTCCTATCTGCCATCTCCTCCGCGCATGCGGCGACTGTCACCGGCACAATCCAAAACGCCACCGGCACAGGCTACGCCGCCCGGCTCAGCTTCGTGCCCCTGTCCAATCCGCAGGTGCTGACCACCAACCTTCTCAGCGGCCAGGTCATCAACAAAACCTGCGCAGCCAACGGCACGTTCACCATCACGCTTCAGCAAGGCGATTACCGCATCCAGATCGACAACGCCGATCGGTTCCTGATCTCCGTGCCGAACAACACGAATACCTATCAGCTCACCGCTCTGATCACGCAGACGTTGCTCTACCAATTCAAGTTCCCGTACCTGCCGATGGACCTGAACGGTTACACCAACTCGATCACCAACCTGCTTACGCTTTCCGCCAGCAACGGCATCTTCAGCCTGAGCCTGCGCATCCCACGCCTCACCCAGACCCAACGCGACGCCTACACGGCAACCAACGGCCTGGTTATTTTGAACACGACCAGCGGCGCGCTCAATTTCTACGACGGCACAAACTGGGTGGCCCTGGGCACAGGCGCCGGCTCCGTGACCAGCGTGGGGCTAACAGTGCCCTCCTGGCTATCGGTCAGCGGCAGTCCAGTGACCACAACCGGCTCCTTTGTAGTCACCGCGGCCGGTGGCCAAACCGCCAACCAGGTGCTCGCCACGCCGGATGGCACGGCTGGTGGGCTCGCGCCACGCGCCCTCGTCGCCGCTGACATCCCGTCGCTTGACGCCGCCAAGATCGGCAGCGGTACGATCGCTGCGGCACGGATGCCTGCGCTGACAGGCGACGTGACGACCTCAGCCGGGGCAGTGGCGACCACAATCGCGAACGATTCGGTAACCTACGCAAAGCTACAAAACGTCAGCGCCACACAACGCGCTCTTGGTCGGAATACCGCAGGCTCCGGCGATGCTGAGGAAATCACTGGAAGTCAATTGTTGGACTGGATAGGCAGCACACGCGGGTCGGTTCTTTACCGGGGCGCAAGCGGCTGGGCAATCCTATCGCCTGGGACTGCTGGTTACCCGCTCACATCAGGCGGCGCGGGGGCTGATCCTTCCTACTCAGCTCCCAGCTTCGTTGGCATCTACCGCGATCAGGCCATCGAGGCTGGCGCGATGTTTGCCGGGCCGACGGCCGCGACTACTGGCACCTACACGAACACAGTCAACGACACGCTCAGCGACTCATGGACGTTCGCTGATGCCGCGACGCAGAGCACGCGATTCAGTCTCACGTTTCCCGACGTGTGGGACGTAGGCATCGTCAAGCTGAAGCTGTATGTGGTGTGCGATTCGACTAATTCGTCGGGTATCACGAACCTCGTGTGGGGCGCTAAAGCGGGGTCGCTCGCGCCGGGCGAGGCGGCAACGAACGCGATCTTCGGGACACAGGTTTTTGTCACCAACGGTCTCGCCACGTCCGGACAAGTGATGCAGGTGTTCACGTCGCCCGCGATCACGGTCAGCGGCTCGCCTGCGGTTGGCGATAGCATCTGGTTCGACATCTCGCGCCAGGGTTCAAATGCGTCAGACACCTGGACCAACACTCCGGTTCGTCTGCTGAAGGCCAGGGTTCAATGGCTGGAAAGTTCGACCGCACCTGCATCATGGTAAAGCAACTCGCACTCGCCGCATTGCTCGGGTCCATGCTGTTTGTCGAAGCACAAATGGCAACCGCTCCATGTCGGAGGAAAGCTTTCAGTAATAGTATCTCACCGACCAGTGTTTCACAACTAACGCATTGGTGGAAAGCCGACAGCCTCAGCCTCACCGATGGAACGAAAGTAGGCAATACCGGAACAGAATGGGTTGACCTAATTGGCGGTTTGATCGCCACCAACTCGACAGCGAATCAGAGGCCGACCTTCAAGACGGGAGTAGCGAATGGATTGCCGGGGGTTTTGTTCACCAACCTGACGTCGTTCGCGACACAAAACTCACTTCTGCTAAACTCCGCATTCACTCACACAAACGTATGGACGGTGGTAGCGGTGATCAAGGCGTCCACGACATCGGGAGAGTTTCAGGGAGGATCGATTGTCGGAGGCCCATCAGACGGATTTGCAGACCAAGATACATCAATGCTTCTGACAACACTGGCATCGGCTGGCACGCACAACTCAGTTCTGACGGGACTAGCAAGTGACAAGGGAACCGTGCTTTCGGTGTGCGCCTTGGAAAATTCAGGCAACCCATTCATGTTCCGCAACAATGTGGATCAAGGCAGCCTATCATCGCATGTAGTTCCGAGTTACCTGAACATCGGCTACCTTGGGGCGGCTGGAAACATAAACGGAAGCGGCACAGCCAACGTCCGGTTCAGCGGGTATATTTTTGAAATCCTCATTTATGACAAGGCGCTTTCAGCGGATGAACGAGCCATTTTGCAGACTTACTTTTCACGTTGGGGATTATGAAAATTCACATTGGCTTTCGTCGGAGGTTCAGGCCGTGGCACTGGCTCTTGGTTCGGCTCGGGTTTCGTAGGCATCAGCCGTGGGACGACTGGAAGGCGGTCACGAAGACGCTGTTGATCGTTTCACTGGCAAGCTGCGGTGCGGTCAACGCAGCGGTTGGACCGTTAGAGTCCAGCGTCGGGGGAGCTTGGTCTATAACACCGCTCTTTCCAGCACCGATTGACGAAAGTCGGCATCCGCGTGCATTTGCGGTTACACAATGATCCCTACGACCTTCGACTTCGGCGGCTCGATCGGCGAACTCTCCGTCGTCCTGCTTGCCGATCCGCCCGACTGGCTTCAGCCGCTCAAAAGCACCTTCACAATCCTCCAGGGCGGCGCCGTGGGCCTGAGCAATCGCGAGACGCGCCGGCCACATTCGGCCACGCTCCGCTGCCAGCTCGAGTACCAGGCCACCCGATCCGGCGCTGATGCTCGACAGCTCATTGGTGCGCTACGCAATCTCGCTGATCCTGAAAGCCTGGACGGCGAGGCCCCGGTTCTCTGCCCGTTCTGGCCGGCAGCGGTCCGCTGGATCGATCCCATTCCCACCTCCGCGCTTTACTTGGTCTGGAAAGAAGATTGGTCGCAGTGGGAGATTTACTCGAGTACACCGCCCGTCTGGCCCGATGCGGAACCCGGCGAGGTCCTGGTCGCGCCGTTGCTCTGGGGCCGGCTCGCCAAACGCGAGCATACCTGGACCTCGACTGACACACTCAGATTCGACGTTCAGTTCATCGAGGATGGCCCTGCGGGTTACGCCCTCGTGCCGCCGGCAGCCGACTTTACCGCCGGCCCACTGCCGCCGGCCGGCTACTCGACTGCGCCCAGGCTGTTGCCGTACCGCGCCAACTTCGTCGGGATCGAAGATTCGGTTGCGCTCAATTTGCTCCGTGAAAGCATCGGCTTCGGACGTCAGCAAGCGCAGACCTTTTATCCGCAGGCAGCACACCGGGCATTCAAACTGCCGTACTTCCTGGACGGGCAATCGGCCGCATTCCAGTTCTTGCGCTTCTTTCTCGAGTACGCCAGCGCATCGTTCTGGACACCTGGCTGGATGAGCGCCGCGCAGCTCACCGCCGACGTGGCCGCCGCCGACACCATCCTCCAGGTCGCCGACATCAACAGTCTGAAAGTCGGCGATTACATCGCGCTCCTCGATAGTGGGGCAGGCATCCTGCCTGCCATCGTGTCGGCGTTAGACGACACAACCGTCACACTCCTGGCCGCGATCGGGGCAGACTACTCACGCGCAGACACCATCGTCACCCCGCTGCTCCTGGTTCGCCTGGACAAACCCACGCTCCAGATCGACTGGCAAAATCCACACGCGGCCGCCGCGACACTGCAATTGATCGAGCTGCCGGCTGAATACGCGCCAGCGACCGGCGAAACGATCGGGGAAACACTCGGCCAACTCACTCAGCGTTGTTACCTCTACGAATTCACCCACGACCTGGGCGGCGAGACGATCACCGATCGCTACACCAGCTACGAGACGGACGTGACACTGGGCGATGACATCTACGCGGCCGCCAGGATCGAGCACGGCGACATCCAGCAAGGCATCGCGCTCGAACAAGACGCAGTGCAGGTGACAGCCTTCCTCCGTAGCAGCGCTGGTGACAGCGCGGCTGTCTGTTCACCCTTGCTCCTATTCGCCACGCTGAAGATGGAAGCGCCATTGAAGCTGACAATCCGCCAGGGTAGCACGGGCGTCCCTCCTGTCGTCACTGACGCAGAGGTTCTCTTCACCGGCGAGATTGCATCAGTGAAACTCCAGGGCGCGAAGATCGCGGCCAAAGCCGTCACTGCCAGCACAGTGTTCGATCGCAAGATACCGCGCTTCTATCTCCAGGTCCCATGCAATCATGCGTTGTTTTCCCCCGGCTGCGGCCTGGACAAGGACGATTGGCAGTTCACTGCTCAGGTTCTCTCGGCGCCTTCAGCGGCTTACCCGTTTGCCCTGGCGTTGCATTCCCTGGCCGGGCCGTCCGTGGACTTTGCCGAGCATTGGTTTTCCGGTGGCTGGATTGAGTTCGGTACCGGCGCCGCGCTACAGCGCCGCGCCATTCTCAACAGCACGGACGTAGTCGTCGGCGCTTTGACGGTGTGGCTCAACCGGCCGTTCGATCCATTGCCCGAGGCCGAGGACGACGTCGCGCTTTGGCCCGGCTGCGATCTGCGCGCCGAGACGTGCCAGGCCAAGTTTGACAATTATCTGAACTTCGGCGGTCATCCCTTCCTGCCCGCCGCCAACCCGAGCCTGGTCAAGCTCAGCCAACCCGTGGCGGGAGGGAAAAAATGAACACAGGCGATGGGCAAGAGGCAATAGGTGATAGGCCTTCAACATGGTTCAACACCTCCGATCGCATTACAGCCCTCGAACGCGAGGCAAAACGCTGGCTCGGCACGCCGTTCTTCCCAAATTCCAACATGCCAGGCCCGCGCGGTGGTGTGAGTTGCCAGAAGCTTGTGTCCGAGATCTACCGCGGCGCCGGCTTCTGCGACGTACCGGTACCGGAGGTGCCCATGGCCCACGCCCGGTTCAGCCGCAGAAGTCTAATGCTGGAGTTCCTGGACACTCGCCCGGAATTTGAGCGCCTGGAGATCAGTGGCCCGGTCCCCGGCGATCTGCTCGGCTTCCAGATCTACCGCACGATCCATCACATGGGGTGCGCCCTTACTGGAGGCATGTTTATCCACGCCCTGGACGGCATGGGCACGATCATCAGCAGCTTGTCCGATGCAACCTGGTCCAGCCGCCTTGCGGCCGTCTGGCGGCCGCTGGACGGGGAGTTTATCTGATCATCATGACGCGCCGCGACAAGTGCTACTTCATGGGCAGGCGGGCGTCACTTCTCACGCCACAGCAAGCTGCCGTCGCCTGGGCAACACTTGCGCGTCGGCTTGATGCAATGGGTGATATGGACCTACCCAAATTCCGGGATCTACTCGCCACGATTCGGGCTGCAACAATCGCTGCCAAACAACCCCCAACCCACAACCTGCAACCAGCCACCGACAAAGCGTGAGCAAATCCGCCAAACCCAATCTGCCGGCGGACGATCCCGATCCAGCCAACATCGGCGAAGCCGACCTCTCCACCAACGAAGCCGGCACGGTGGTCCCCTGGGGCTGCGGCGAGTTCAAGGTCGCCCTGCGCTGGATCAGTCCGGCCTACAATCAATTCACGCGCGAAGCGCCCGACGAAAGGCCGGGGAAGAAATGAATGCTGTAGGCGAAGCGGAAATGTGGATCTGCTGTCACACCCGCAAGTGTGGCTGGGAAGGCCGTCAGGAGCAACTGCTCCAAGTACCGCATCGCGAGCTGGGACCAGGCGCGGCAAAAGGCGTCTGCCCGAAATGCGGCAGTGAGGAGTTCTACGTTCGCGAGCCAATCCCTGGGCTGTTGGACTGCGTGCGCGGAATCGTGGAGACCAACACGGCGTACATGGCAAACGTGTGTTCTGGGGACTGGTGGAAGGGCAAGCCTGAACAATTCGTCGGTGCGCTCACAACCACTATCGCCCGCAAGCTCCAGAAGCCTCAACGCCAGGTGCGCTACTGGCTCACCAAGCTAGAAGCGCATGGAGTGCTCATTGCCCATCGCACGCGCGGCGGCTGCTCGAGCTGGTACCCGGCGCGTAAATCGTAAATCGCAAATCGCAAATCCACTATGGGCAAAGGCAAAGGCGACAGCGGCAAAGCTCACGACTACTTCGGCTCGATCGCCGGCGTTGTCTGCGCCGGCCCTGTGGACGAGCTGGTCGCTGTCATCATCGACGGCAAACTCGCCTGGCCGGCCGCACCCATCTGGATCGCAGACCACGATTACGCCGTCGGCGACCTGGTCCATTACGCCTTCCGCGTCTGGCGCTGCACCTCGGCCCATACTTCGGACTCCGGCAACGCCCCGCCTGATCCAACCAAATGGACAAGCTATAGCGTCGCCCGCGCGGACCAGCCCAACCCATACCCATTCAGCATCGAGAATTGGGGCCAGGCATATCTGTATTGGGGCACTGCCGACCAGGTGTTGCAAGGCCCGGACTCAATCCCGGCTCCGATCGCGACCGCTTCCCGCGCGCGGCACTCTTCTGTCGCGCGCCTAGTCACAGGAACGCCACACGGTCTGACCACCGGCCAGCATGTGAAGATCAGCGGCTTTACCGGGGCAGGGGTGGGTTACAACGTTCCTGACGTGATTGTGGAGGTGATCGACAGCACGACCCTGGCCTATAATAATAGCGGCCCGAACCAGGGCACGTCAGCCGACACCAATGGCCTCATCACTCCGATCGTGGTCGAAACCGGTGAGACGGTGCTGCTCGCAAACGGACATCCGCCCTATCGCCACCAGGCCGTACTGGTCCTCAAGGATTTTCTGTTCGGCCGCGAGCGCACCACTGCTCCCAATGTCGAGGTGGTCGTCCGCCGCGAGCCAAATCAAACCGTGATCGACGGCGATGCGGCCGCGCTCGATGCCGACGGCCAGGCCAACCCCAAATGCGTCGAAGCCGATCTGCTGTCCGATCCGGTCTTCGGCCTGGCGCAGGCAGATTCGTTCTGCGACGCCATAACCTGGCAAGCGCTGGCGGATGAGCTGGGCGACGATTCCGCGCGCACTTACATCTCACCTGTGTTGGACCGCGCACAGACTGCCCGATCGCTCCTGGCCAATCTCCTCGCTTACTACGACGGCTGGGCCAGGTTCAACATCGCCGGCGCCGTCGAAGCCGGTCATTTCCTCCATGACGCAGCTCCGCCGGCATTCACGGCCGCCACAACGATTGACTACCATGACCTGGTCGAAGAGATCGCCTGGGACGCCAACGGCTGGCCGGATACAGCGAACCAGACCTATTTGCGGTTCAACAACCGCGATCGCGCGTTCAAGTCCGACTCCGCGCCCTATGTCAGTTCGTGGAACATGGCTGTGACAGGCGATCCGCGCCCGTTGAACATCGAGCGCCCATTCATCACGCGGCCGCAACAGGCCAGCACGCATGCGGCGGAATGGGGCAAGGTCGCCGCCGAGCCTGGCATCGCCGGCACCCTCGCCGTTCGGGCCGAGAAAGCCGCCAGCATCAAGCCTGGTGATCTATTCTTACTGACTCATGACGCAGTGGCGATGTCAGTCGTCTGTCGTTGCACGCAGAAGACCCTTGCCAAACCTCCAGCCGGCCGTGTGACGATGCGTTTCCAGAGCGAGCGCGCGATTGCCCAGATTCCTTACCAACCCACGCGCGCTGAACCAGGCGGCTCTGCGTTTCCGTTGCCCGAGGAAATCGAAATGTTCCAGATCGTGCAGCCGCCTCCTGCTCTAGTTGGCGGGACGGATTTCCAGATTGTGATCCTGGCCGCGCGATCTTCGGCCGTGACGATCGGCTTGCGCCCATGGCTCAGGCGTGATGATGCCGATCTGTTCTTCCAACTCGGCGAGCAACGGCAATGGGCGGTGTATGGCACGCTGCACCAGGACTACGACCTGCCTGCGCCGAGCGCAACCGCCTCGCGCGAACGGGCTGACGATGCGGCCACCATCGTCACTGGCGCCGCGCACGGCCTTAGCAGCGGGCAACACGTCCAGATCACCGGCCTTGGCGGCGCTGATTACGACGCCGCGGACGTTGTGGTCACTGTGGTGGACGCCACGACGTTCACCTATCCGAGTGTCGGGGCGGACGAGAGCCCCACAGCCGACACCGACGGCACAGTGATCCCGTTGGACGACGACGATTCGGAGACCCTCCAGATGGATCTGGATCCGCGCATCCGGCAGCCCGACCTGGACAAGATCAGCCAGACCCAGACCGCCGACGCCGTCAACGACGCCAACCTATTGGTCTGTGTGTTCGACGCGGCTGATGCGACCCAATTCGAGATCATGGCCCTGAAGGCCATTCGCCTCGATGCAGACGTGTACAAGCTCCAGGTTCGGCGCGGTCGATTCGGCATCGGCAAACGAGCCTTCAGCACCGACGATCGGATGTTCATCCTGTTCCGCGGCGACCTTGTGCCTTACACAGCCGACAAATTTGCCTCCTACGCGCAGACTGGAGCCATAGCCACCCTCCGATTGCAGAGTTTCAACGCCGCCGGCGAGGCGGATCTATCTGACCCGGACATCTGTCCCGACACCGAGTTCACCTTCAGCGATCCCTACGCTCCATCCGCAACATGGCAGATCCTGCTGGTCAACGGCGCTGACCTCACCGACTTCACCACAAGCTACCTGCCGACTGACGAGTTCGAATTCACATTCGAACTGCGGGACGCAAACGCCGATCTTGTGGATGCGCGCCTGGTCGCCCGCCTGGGCTCTGTGGAATTGCCCCCCATTTGGCATGATGCTTTCCCACCGTCGGGAACCAAGGTGGGATCGACAGGCAAGTTTAGCCTGCCGACTGACGGCGAATGGAGAATCCTGCTCGTCATCCGCGACCTGGCCAATCGCGTTATCGAAGTGCCCCTCACGCCGGTCGGCGGCGGGGATGAAGTGACACTGTTGATTCTGACCAGCGCCGGCACGGTCGCGACGCCTATCGCCATGCCCCATGGCGGCACTTACACTGCCTACCCGAAATCGGTGGCCCTTACCTGCAGTACCGCAGGCGCGACGATCGAGTATCAAATCATGGCGTTGTATGCGGCCGTTGGCGGAGGATGGCTGACCTATTCTGGGCCGATCAGCGTGGCACGGAACCGGACCCTCTATGCCAGGGCGACGAAGGTTGGAATGACCGACAGCTCGATCATCGCCGAGCACTACAGCTACGAGTCAGAAGGCGGAGGAGGAGGAAAGTATCTGCCATGATCCTGAAGCCAAGCAGCCCTATAGCGCCTCACGGGCAGCCTCCCGGCAGCATGGCTGCATTGGGGATCAGATTACCCTTTCCAACGGACCGGCAGCCGCTACACATTTGCGGGTGTGCCAAAGCGACACCGCGACCCTTTGCAGTTATTTCGTGCACCCTTTGCAATCATTTCGCGCCGCTACAATACGCCGGCCGACTGAAGACGATTCCGAGGGTCATGGCTCTAATTTCGGTTCGCATTCGATAATTGAATACGCACCACGGCGTAAACCAAAAACTCGGGAACGCGGAACC